AGCCTTTTTCTTTTGTTCTGATTTATTAGCTATGATAATTCTCTTATGATCAATAAGAAACTTCAACGCTTCATCGTTGGTTGAAAAGGTTTTATTTGATATTTCTTTGATCGTTATCATTTTTTTACTGTTTTATTGTTGAGAATAGTCTCTTTTTTCTTTGAGATCGCATTTTTAATAACCGGATCCGGATTTTCATCTTTAGAAATCTTATCCAGTTTGTTGATTAAATTTTTCATGCCTTTAGGAATTTGTTAAAATCATTATCATTACAGAATTTATCCCATGTAATACCTGGGATAATCAACTTCATTTGCTCAAATGCTGTCATCATAGATATTAAAGCTTCTGTTTTGGCTTGAAATGCTTTATTTTCACTAAGTAGCTTTTCATTCTCCAAACGCTTTACGGTTTCTGCTACTGATCCTATGTGATCATATGTGCCTATCAGCTTTGTTTTTCTTGCTTCAAAGTAACCGGGTGATTTATGAGTAAGTTCATTTAGCCAGTTATCAGTAATTGTCTTTACCTGACCCAGAATAAATCTTGATTCGGACCACTGTTTATTTTCATAAGTGGAATCACCAAAAAAATCTTTAGGGATTAAGAAACAGTTTCTAACATTTTCTTTTGCATTAGCTTGCATTTCTATCATCTGCATTTTACGGCCGTCTCTTGTCAAATCATTAACGGTTAAAGTTTCATTCGTGGCAATGATATCTCCAGCTTTTCCCCTCTTCATTCCATACCTGCCAAAACCGTTTAATTTTTGTTCTATATCATACTTCTGATCTCCAGGAAGCGCTTTTAACTTTTCACCTGGTGAAGTAGACTTACTGATTAATTTATTCACATTATGACCGGACATATGAGACATTGAACTTTGAGTATTCATAAGAGTTCTGATTGAATCAATCTGAGAGAATACTCGTGACATTGGTTTGTAGAAATCTGAAGCGTTATATTCATCTTTACCAAAACCATTGTGTGGAATTGTATCATAGAAAAATGCCAGTTCATACATTTTCAACGGTCTTGTTTTTCCGTTGGCTATATGTTCTTTTATAGGCAGCTCTTGGATATCTTTACGAGATAAAGCATATCTGTTTTCAATTTTAGGAAAAGACATATTATTAAAGTCCAAATTGTATAATTGAGGGCTGATCTTAAGATTACCATTTTTGAAGAAATTGCCATACTGAAAAGAGGCCCCTGTTGCCAGTAGATTAATTACCATTTCTTTGATAAAATCAACCTGATTTTGAAATCCGTTTGGATTTGATAGGAATTTTACATACTCTGAATTCTTAACTTCTTCCCCTCGTTCGTCTACTTCTTTAATAATGACCTGTGAGGCGAAATCTGCATAGAAGTTTATGCAGTCTTGTAAGAAAAGAGTCTTTGTATAATAGTATTTGAGGTTTTCAATTGGCTTTTCAAATGGACTTCCAAGTCCTAACATTCCAAGCAAGCCAAACCTTTCTGTTTCGTAATTGTAAGAATGGGAACCATTTTCTAACCTGGCATATTTCAAACCAAGTAAATCATCATCTCCATCTCCTGAAAATGCTGATTTAAACGCCTGTATTCCGTTATCAATTTTAGTTAGAAGACCCACAAATAATACATTTTAAAGCAAATGTATTGAGCTCCCATTGTGGTATTTATGAGGATAGTTGTAGAAAAGAAAAAACAGCCTGTTAAGACTGTTACAACTCATGCCGCTTTATAGCAAAGTACAGGTTTTGTAAATCATGAACATAAAAGTGTTCAGTTGAAACTATAATACCGTTATAATCATACTCAAAACCTTCAATAATTAAGTCTCTTCTATTTGGCCTGATGATAAAATTATCTTTTGAGTATTCATCACCATCCTCGAGGAACCCAAACTTAAGCAACCACCACTCATTTAAAGGTATTCCAACAAGGGTATCATATGGGAATCTAAATCCTTTCTCTTCTTTCATTCCATCTTTAGTGAGCTCATGAACTACGATTTCATTAAAGGTAAAAGTTTCAACACCATTACTTACAACAGCGTTTAAAATGTTTCCTATTCTCAATTCTTTTGCTTCCATATGGCTGTAAAATTAATTCATTGTTCTTTATACATTTTCATTAGTTCCGTAATTTCTACATGGAACTTAGTAAAAGCAGCAAACGCATCTGGTTCAATCGGGTTTGCCTTCTTCTGTATTTTATACACCGGAAGACCATCATTCTTTTTGAATAAAATACTGAGTATATCAACGTATGCGTTAATATCTTCAATAAGCTTATCATTACACTTTCCCTGTGCATATAGTATATTAAAGAATCCGACTATCTCTAAAGCCTTGACTCTATTTTCTTTTTTTATCAATACATGGATTAATTTTGCTTCTGTGTTTGTCATATTGTTTTTTATTATTACAAAGATATATCCAAATATTCTTTAATTCCCATGCCTCCATATTCAAAGGCGTTCATATAGTGATCATCTTTTTTAACAGGCTTTCCGGTGGGTGTGTCGTTGATATATTCAAGAGCATAGTTTTCGTATTCATGTTCAAAGTAAGAATCATAAACATAGAATACTCTTATCTTGGTTAGGAACTCCCATCTTTCCTTGTAGGTAGGTTTGTCAGTTGCTACCAAGTTTAAATCATAGTTTTCCCGGATATCGTTTGTTAGAGACAGATCAGAACCGGCTTCTTTATCTGAAGAATCAGCCCAACCGTACGTTACAGGACCATGTGGGAAACCTGCAGCTTTCAAATATTCTCCAAGTGGGGTTTCTCCCATGTTATTCATAGGCTTGTAGAGTGCAGGACGTACATAAAATGTCCTATCTCCATCATACTTAATACCAACTAAGGCTGTAGGTTTTGCCCAACCATAATCAAGCCCAAAATATTCTCTTTCATCAATAGCATTGTATTCTTCCAGCGTAATTGGTTTCCAGTTCTTGTAAATCTTTTTCGGGTTTTCAGCTTTTAAGCCTAACCCATATACAAGCCACTCATATTCATCGGCCGAGCCTTCAATTTCATTCTTTATACATCTGGCTAACTCTTTCAGCTGTTTTGGAGTGAAAAGACGTTCGTTTCTTTCAAAATTATACGCTTTGGCTTCCGGTTCCGATATCCAGCCACTTACAACAACTTCAGAGTATTTGATAGGCTGCTTAGAAAGTAATTCCCGTCTACTTTCGGCGGTGATGAATGGATTATCTTTGAAAGTGGAATGATCTACAAACGTTGTCTCTTTTTTCTTCTCCTTTTCAATCCAGTGGTTTTGTTTCGGGTTCCAGTCGAATATGATAACCTTTGAACGCATTGCAAGCTGTTTATATACTTCTTTGCTGAAATTGTAAGGCTCGTTTATCCAACAAATGGTCTGAGTCATACCCATGGCATTGTTTTCATCATCCAAGCCGGTAAAGGTGATCATATTTCCGTTATGCTTGAATGTCCAGGTATGATTGGTTTTGTTCTCAATGAAGTATTGAGTTAAATTCTCTTCCTTTAAGTATTTATCCAGCTGTTCAGCAGTGATTTTACCTCTTTCGTATTCATCAAGTCGGACCATAGGGTCCTTTAGCCACTTTTTCCAGTCTTTTTCTACAATATCCCTACATGACTTTTGAGTATCTCTCAATACTGTAGCAGATGATAACGGGTTTTCATACAGATACAGGAAAATACATTGGAAATCACTCCAAGTCTTGGTACTTCTGGAACTCCCTTCTTCAACGATCAAATTGTAAACATGCTGCAGTTTGCCATGTTCATTAATCTTTTTAGCATTCAGGGCCGTCCATATCCTGTTGAAAACAGGGGAGGCCTTAAAGTTTATAGTTCCTGTCATTTCCTATTCAATCATCAAAATCCGGATTTACTACTTCAACCCTTACAACTGAAGGCGTACCGCTTATTTTATCACCCGCTGATGTTACATCTTGCTTTTCTACCAAATTGTTAAGCCTTTGAGTAATTGAAGGGTTGTAAATACCTGCCATACCGCCCTCAATTTGATCCTGCCTAATAGTTTTCTTTATACGTGAACAGATAGTGGAATAATCACTGTAAGAATTGTTCTTATTAGAGAAGTAATCTCCCAAATCTTCAATTATACCATTATCAGCACACCAGTTTTCAAAACCCTCTATCGTTAAGGGTCTTGGTCTTTTACGCATTACTTTTTTTGCATTTCCTACATAATCCTCAATTTCTCGTGGGTTTTCATTTACCCACTTTTGATAATTTTTGAAATGCTCCCATAGTATTTCCGGTGTAGCTATGTATTTATTTTTAGCCATCGTATCATTTACTTTTAATTATCCCTTTCCTGCGTTGATTTACCTTTCAGGTTTACACCAAACATTTTATTAAGAGGATCTATCACTTCCTGACTTACTCCCATAAGCTTTAATTTTAGGTTGGATATTTCGGAACGCATTTCCGTTTCTCTTTTGCTGGCATTTCTTACAACTTTCTCTAAACCTTCGTACCGGTATTCGGCATGCTCGTAATTGCTAACAAGTATTTTGATACTTTTCAGAATTGTCCATTTATGAAAAAAGACAGGAACTCTTTTGTAATACCACCAAAATAAGATGTGGTTAAATTTTAAAATCAGTTTTTCTTTTTTCATAACCTTACTTTTTACTATTCAACAATAATTTAGCAAAGTCCAGAACAAACATTTCCGAAACATATCCAGGGGCTACGTTATAAAATGTGGACATGTTCATTATTTCTTCCTGCTTTGGCAGTACAGGTGTATCAGCGCCCATTGCTTTATAAACGGACTCAGGACAAATAAGCAAGTTTAAACCTTCCTCTTTGTCCACAAACCGCAAATCACTTCTATGCTTTGTTTTAACCAACCAAAACCCACTTGCTGGATAAGTTTCGATAGAACCCAATTCTTGATCTTTTGAAATCTCTATTTCTTTTACTTCGATAAAATGATTCATGTCTTTATTTTTTAATTATTATTTGTGTGTCGCTTTGCGTTCCGTATTGCGTTTCACATTGAGTGTCGGTTTGTGTGTCACCATGAAACGCAAATTGAAACACATTGGATGATTTTAAAATTCAACACCACAGATGGACTGAGCAATTTTTTCAGCGAGATCAAAATCATCTGTATCAATATGTACCTTAACACCGTCCATATTAGGGTCTTCAAAATCTTCATCCTTTACCCATACAAAAAACTCCTGCAAGGGAGATACAGCCAGAACCAGATCATTAAGATCATTAATTTTCTTTACGAAGTTTACAACTACGTTTTCCTGATTCTCCAATACGAATCCTTTTTCTTCTAAAAATTCTTTTGTTACGTCCATTTTCTATTATTTTTTATGCGCTCTTCCATGTTCGCCCCTGTACAACCCTCTGAACAATACCTTCAGATATCTGGTGAATGGTAGCGATTTCACTATACTTCTTTCCTTGGTTCCGTAGGTTTCGTATATCCCTTGCTTTCGCTTCATCTATTACCGCACGTCCGTTTTTGCAGCCAGCGTTTATTTTCTTATTGGAAGCCCTGTATCGGGAAATTGTTTTCTTCCTGCTTTCCTGCCATGTGATCCACTTAAGATTTCCGGCCTGATCGTTTAGTTTATTTCCATCTAAGTATTCTATAACCTCATTATCTGCTGCTGGTCTTATATGCACCTTTGCACACAAACGGCCTACATCCTCAGATATAAGCCTTCCATGTTTTCCGATAAGAACTACTTTATACTTTCCTGATGAAATAGATTTCCGGAGGATTAAAGGATCTTTCTTAATCACACTCTTTACCCGGCTGTATTGGGAAATAAGATATTTACCACAATAACCGGGAATTTCCTTCCATATCTCACCTGGTAAATCCGGTAGGTCCGTACTTAATATGTCTTTTAAATTAATTTTCTTCATTCTTATCTCAATAATTTGTTAACTGCTCAATTGGTTTTATGTAGTATAAAATACTACTTTATTGAATTTTTGTTTTGCAAAAATAAAAGGCCCCGAAGGGCCCGGGATAATTATAAAAAACAATGAATTCTAGAAATACAAATATACTAAAAAGTAGTATATAATACTACTTAATTTATTATTAAAAATGATTTATTTTATTGCTGCTCTGAGCTTTTCTTTGAAATTTTCAATTTCTATTTCTTCAGAACAGTTTTCCAGAAAATCTTCTATCGCCCTTTCCATCTTTACTTGCTTGCTTTTGGCTATAACTGTTGAAAATGATAAGGCCCTGCAGTCTCTACTTAACCGATCAATAAATAATTGCTGATCATCTGTTGTTGACTTGTATTTATCAATTATACCTTTTATCTGCTTCATTTCATACAATGAAACTACGAAAAGTCCGAAGTATAAAATTGTAGTTAAACTTAAAATCAATTCTAATGTTGTCATGAGTTATTTTGGTTTAAAATTATTGAATGATTTTTAAAAAGAAATACGGTTTTCCGTATCGGGTTATTTTAGAGTTATCCAGCCTCTGTTTATTAAAGTCTGGACCGATAATCCATTGAATGGAACCGCAAAACCTTCACCTCTTAGATATTCACATGCACCTGCAGTAAATCCCATTGTTTCACCGTCTTTTGCATTATGTAGATTCTGAGCTATTATTTTACCATTTTCAACGTTGATGTACTTTTCAGACTGGTAGCATAATTTTGCCACTTCCAGTGCTTGCTTGTCAGAAATTTTTAAACAGCTGCTCAATTCAAGATGGCAACAATTAAGGTGATATTTGTCCATAACTGTAGTGCCAACTTTATGACGAACATCATTTTCGTTTTCTGTAACCGCTACGATCTTTTGCCCCCAGTGTTGAGCGAAGAATATAGTCTTGTTTGGTATGGTGTTTTTCATCGTTTTTGTTTTAAATCTGGTAATACTTCTGTTCTTAATTCTGCCTTCATTTTCCCTCCAATATTAGAATTAATCTCAAAGAGAACTGTCTCATCATCATTTTGTAATTCTTTTATGAATTCCTTCAGCATCTTAATCATATCTGATTTTACGATATATTCGCCTTCTATTTTTAATATTTTCATGATTCTTTAATTTTAAGTTCTTCCCCACAAAGCGAGTGAATAAGATTCTGAAGTTGGTGAACGTATTTTAATTTAAAATAACCATTTCGGTAAAACCATCCATCGCCTACATTTTTCAGCTCTAAAATATAATCTTTGGTCACAGGATTATTTCCATAGTAAGCGCAAATTAAAATGTCCTTATTCATGTAAT